TAAATCATCAAGCGAATCAGTTGGCGAAATGTATACGGGAGCTTGTGCAATGATAGTACCCGTGTCAATTCCTTCATCCACATAGTGAATAGTGACACCAGTGTATTTCACTCCAGCGCTATAGGCTTTCTCAATAGCATTTAATCCCTTAAAGGATGGAAGCAGTGAAGGATGAATGTTGATTATACGATTACGAAACCTATCAACGAAAGCGGGTGGCAGTATTCTCATATATCCAGCGAGTAATATTAGTCTTGGTTCTATTGAGTTAAGTTTCCAAAATTCCATACAGGTCTCTGGTGAGCTCACTGATACACTTACATCATGATGGTGTGCACGTTGAATTGCATATGCGTTTGGATTGTCAGTGATGAGCATGTCAATGGAGATACCTGCATTCATCAGTGCAGCAAAGTTTGATCCGTTACCAGATGCGAAGCAGACTATCATATACCTTTTGCTTTCCTAGTGGTCTGATTATCCCAAGAGGTCACTCTTCTCAGGTTATCGAGGTGATTGTTCGTAGGATCATCATCAATGTGGTCTATTACAACGGTCTTGCTTATGTGGTCATACACAGTAGGCAAGTCTCTGACAATCTTCCATTCTTCCCATACTATGCCCTCTGGTGGATTGTCATATAGTGGCTTCCATGTGTCAATTACCAGTTTATGAGATTTTATCTTACGTTGCCACACATATCCACCCGAATGAAGTCTACCAGAACCATCTCCCCACCAATCTGCTTCATTCACAGTTATGTCATAATAAAGACTCCGAAGTCTTTTACCGTTCCTGTTATGATAATATCCCCGAGATCCCTTCATAAGTTTATTATGCGATATACTCCACACCTTACCACACTTGCTTACCAGCCACTTATCATATTCTTTACCGTGGCATATGGGATGTCTCATCTCGATGTCTTTACCATCTATATTCATGGTGATGACATCACTGTTCATATCAAATAAGTTCATCAGGGTGGACAAAAACAGAGTAGCGTTTTCCAACTACAAACCAGATGCGTCTTCCACGGTCATCTACAGTCTCGTTTAGGTGTAGTTCTACCTTATACCCGATGGCAGTCCATTTGGCATAGTATTCATCTCTGGCCATCTCTACATCCTCTACTGAGTGAAATGGTCCAAACTTGATATCAACAGGTTTAGTGCTCATGTCATATGGTCCCAACGAAACTTGTGTTCAGGGTACATGTTGTCAATCGCGTTAATCATTGTGGCTCCTGGTATATGGTAGTTCGATAGAAATGAAATCAGTTCTTCGTACTCACCATATTCTAGCCAATTCTCAGAGAGGTGACGACTGGTCACCTCACGCATACGTTCATCAATAATCCAGTAACTATCCATTAGAACTTAATATCCTCATCGAGTGAGTTAGGAGTGACGGTGCCTTCTACTATGTCCACACCAGCATCAATCTTGGTGTAAAGGTCAATGAATGATGCCTTGGTGTCTTCATCAAAGCGATTGGTGCACATCTCGATTGCCGTCATACGGTCATTGAAGATGGCGAATGCCTTGGTGATATGGTCCAAGCGGCGAGTAGAAATGATTTCATCGATGCCACCATCATAGAAGGTCTTGCGAATCACTTCAGCCCACATGACCAGTTTGTCAGCGAACTCCGCGTCGATTGCGTTGTACTTCTTCATCGAACCGAGTACAATCTTTTTCTCGACAGTGGCAGTAGGATAGGGTTGTTCCAAAGTGACAGCGAAGCGCTCAAGGAATGCTTCATTGAGAATGTTGGTGCCGATGAAGCGACCATCTTCAGAACCCTTACCTTTAGTGTTGGCAGTGGCCATCACGTTGAATCCAGGTTTAGGAGTAATCCACTTGTTAACCTTCTTAAGAAACACGCCCTTGCCTTCTAGTACAGGCTGAAGTGCGAGCAACTTGTTAGAACCCAGGTCACACTCGTCAAGCAGCAACGTGCAACCACGTTCCATGGCCTCGATAACAGGACCAGGCACAAACTTTGTTTCACCATTCACAAGGCGGAATCCACCAAGCAGGTCATCCTCATCAGTTTCAATGGTGATGTTCACGCGAATCAGTTCTTTGTTGAGTTCTGCGTGAATCTGCTCAATCATCAGTGTCTTACCGTTACCGGACAGACCAGTGACAAAGACAGGATAGAACAGGCCAGACTTGACGATCTTCTTGAGCGGAGTATGGTTACCCCATGCAACGAATCCATCAAAGGTATCAGGCACTAGGTTCTGAACGTCCATGTTGGACGCAATCAGGCTCATAACTGCTGCATCCTGAACAACAGGCGCAGGAGGCAGAGTAGGAACAGAAGCAGGAGCGCTCGTACCATCTACATCAGGCAGTTGATACTGGTTGTAACCAACAGAGCAGTTCTTGCGAAACCAAGTAGGAAACGGGACACCAGCCCGTTCTGCGGCGTCACGAGTCTGCTGCTTGTTGATAACAGTACCGTTTCCGTACATCTCGGAAGCGCACACAACAAACTGAAGTTTCTTAGGAGTCAATTTCATAATATATAACCGTTTTTTCACTCTAATATAGCTATTTTAACACGATTTGGGGACAAAAATCAAGGGCTTAGTCAAACCGATTTTGTATGGGGGGCATACCGGAATGATATGCCCCTTGGGGATGGTTATGCCACCTTGGCGGTGAACTTGTTCAGGAGCACTCGACTGTGAGCACGTTTCTTGGATGCCTTACCGAAGGCGGTTTTCAGTTTTGCCTTGGAGGCACCAACCAGTTCATCGTCCAAACCTGAATCATTTTCGATAGCAAGTTGGCGGCCGCCAGGCAGAACATAGTATTCATCGTAACCTTGCACATTAGGAACCACGACAGCACCGTCACGCTTCATAACCTTCTTAGCGTTTTCGATAACAGTGCTAGAGTACGTTCCAAGAATATCTGTCCATGTCTCGTAGCCGATTTTACCAGCGCGACCACGACCAGCGATGAAGAAACCAAGCACGTTCATGTCCAAAACACGATTCTTGAGCGCCTTCAGGAGCAGGATAGTCAGTTCACGACCGCCGTAGAAACTAAACTCATTGCGTGTGGTTATATCGTACTGCTTGTTAGTAACAGGGTCGATAACCAAGTTTTCCTTACCCCAACGGCGGTGACGCAGTTGGTCGGTGCCATTCCAGGAACCGCCACTCGTGTGCTCATATTGTTCCCAGACACCACGATTGCCGTCTGAGTCACCATCAGTCAGAAAGACAGTGTTAAGTTTCTGAACGCCGGTGCGCTTCTTAAACTTAGGTGCATAATCCATCATGGCGATGATAGACTCATTGAGCGGAGTAGAGCTGAGCGTATACTTACGGCAATAAGGCGCTGGGTAACCAGTTATGCTCCATTTTTCAAAGAATGGTCGCGTCATTTCTTTAATGGTCATCCACACATAGTGCATCATCTTTTCTTCATCAGCAGCATTCATGCGACTGGAGAAAAAGTTTAGAAGACGAGTGTCTTCATTAAGGACAATCTCGCCATTCTTAGGTTCAATTATGGCAGGGTCATCATCTGTGTCTAAGAATCCTTTTCCAACGTAGGAATTAGTGAAAGCAAATACTTCAAACGGAACTTGAGTACGACGGCAGAACCATACCAACTGCATCAACTGATGAAAGGTATTGACAAGATTCTCAGACATAGAGCCAGACCAATCAAGCACCATAATCATACCGTGATTAGTGGCACCCGGCAACGTAGTCACTTTCCGAAACAGATCATCGTTGAACTTGTATGTGTGTAGTGCACTCATGTCCAACGTGCCAGTCTTGGAAGTGGCAGCACGAGCATACAGGTCCGCAGCCTTCTTCATCTCGAATTCTTTGACCATGTAAGCAACAGACTTTTTCGAGTCATTTTTGAATGCGCGAATCTCGTCTAGAGAATAATGTATCCAGTTTGTTCTAGGTGAATGGTCATAATGCTCAGACAATTCATCAACGATAGTTTTGTAGTCAACAATCATTTTGTCCGAATCAATCTTAGGAATACGTGCGTAAACCTTCTCAGTGGCATCCAAGTCAGCCAAATCTTTTACGGACTCATTGGCGGCCTTGTCAGTCTTAGACTCTGGATCCTGGTCAACATCAGAATTGCCACCAGAACCATTATTGTCACTGGTAGTGCTGCCAGACTTGTTACCAGATTCACTGGACTCATTACCGGACTCGTCAGATTTGTCACTGGATTCACCAGACTCATCACCAGACTCGCCATCAGATTCATCACCAGACTCGTCACTGGAACCAGACTCATCATTAGACTCGTCACCAGACTCGTCACCAGACTCGTCAGCAGACTCGCCAGTGTCATGATTGTCAGTCATCGATTCTTGCGAACCATCAGAACCATCAGAATCGTCAGACTCATCATCATCCTGCTCGGGATTATCCTTCATGTACTGAGTGATATCCGCAGCAAGATCGAGAACTTCCGCTTCGGTGCGTAGTCCAGCGGTACGTTTCACAAATACTGATTCATCATCAGTGAAGGTGACATTGGTCATACCCTTGAAATACAGATTGATGCGGTCAATTAAGTTTTGCTTTTGTGGATCAGTGTCACCAATACCAAAAAAGTCACGGTCCATCAGCGCCGCATACCCTTTGTTGAATAGGTTTACCGAGCCAGGATACTTGCTCTTTACGAACTTCTCAATACGTGCATCTTCAAGAACGTTGACGATGCTTTTGTTGAGCTCGCGAGTGCGAGAATCAATAAGTAGGTCCAAAGAAGTCCAGAGCGCGTGGCCAATCTCATGACAGACCATTAGCTCCTCTTCTTCTTTGGTAATATCATCTTTCCAAACGGGCAAACCCAACTCGCGAGTTTTGACATTGAAGTACGCAGTCTCCATAGGTTTGGAAATTACGTGAATGTCTTCATTCGCGAGCAGTTTTGCAATGGTAGATTTTTTGTTCATCTTGTCTCGTTTTTTGACGTTACAGTAGCCATTCTACAGACATATTGGGCCATTGTCAAGTCATTTTGGAGGTTTAGTCAAACAGATTTCATATGGGGGACATACCATTTCGGTATGGTTGTAAGTCTTTGATTTTACTAGGTGGTTTCTGAGAGAATACTATTTGTCCCAGGACTTGATTGCAGTGAAATTGTTGAATGAGAACTCCATTCTGTCCACCAATTTTACCGCATTACCCGCCACCCTGTCAATAGCAACATAACCTTCTGGGTTTGTCACTTTGAATCCGTTATCTGTCTTGATAAATGTGTCAGTGAGTCCTTTGACGCTGTTCAGTTTCTTGACAATCAGCATCTTGGCCTCAACTAGCAGATTCTGGAATGTGATCACTTGAACCAGATTGCGAGTGTGCTTCTTTACCTCTCGCATATACTCTTTTTGCAGGTTAGTATATTTTTCTTTACCCTTGTCACTTTTGGCTTTGTCAATCTGTTTCTGGATTGAGTCAAATACCCATTGCTCATAACCTTTTGCATGTGCTGCGGGATTCTTGATAATCTCACCAGCACGCACTTTACTGTTGTTATAGGTTTTCAGTGATGCACCCGCTAGTGGACCTGTCATGCTGTCTTGCAGTCTCAGAAATGAGGTCAGTTGGCCAGAGTTGATTTTTTGGAACGTCTTACCAGTATCACTGAGCACGGCAGTTATCTCGGTTGTCTCTTTTTCCGTGAATGTTGCTTTACCTGACACATCCTTGTATGTCGCATCATCCATCCACACTGTGCCAGGTTTCTTCAAACCGCGAATGTCTGCACCAAACGATGCCTGCATGTCCTGTAGCGTCCCACCACTGTACGTTGTGTGCCAAACAATACCAATCTTCGACTTCGATATTGTCTTGCCTAAATCACTGCTCACGGGCACAGCATAGACGATGGTGTTGGGTTGAAAGGTATAGTATTTCTCACCATCGATAGTGGTTGTCTCCACATCGTCAGTGAACATCAGGTCACCCTGCAAAACGTTCTTGATACCCAACTTGGATAGTTCTGCAAGAGCCACTTTGAACTTGGAGTTTAGTGTGCCAGATAGGTCATCGTCTATCTCTGCATTTGTCTTGTAGAGTTTGGGATTGACATTGAATACACTTTTCTTGGCAACAAAGAACTTACCGTCACTTGGGTCTATACCAGCAAACACTGCTGGTGCTCCATCCCATTTGACTGTCATGTTCACGGATGAACGACTTGCACCGGCCATCATGTCTCTGAGTGAACGTAGAAAGTTGATGGCAGCACGACCACCTGTCACACCATAGTTGAGTATTTCATCCTCTAGATGCTCCAAGTGGAGATTCTTGCCACCCTTGTCCTCATTCAATATTTCAAAAAAAGATTTCATTCAAGTATTTATAAATCATAAATATGGTATGGAGAAACCATCATGTTGCACTGGTCTTTGTATGCAACTCATTGCCGCATATAATCAGGCAAGGATGTTTTGTCCCACCACAATGTGTAATCTGACAGAAACATCAGTTTGTCAAGAATGTGACAGAACTACCAAAGAGATTATAATGTCAGACTACACACTAAAACCATCATACCCAAAAGATGATTTATCAAAGACAGGCAGGTCATCATCTTGACCTGAGTCAGCCAAGTCATTCTGTTCATTCTGACTTATATCAAATAGTTTCATCTTTGCTCTGTCTATACCAATCACAAATCGTTTGTTTATGGTCGGGTCATTATACCTATTCTTCAACTGTTTGATTGCAATCTGATTCAACTCTTCTAGTTCTTCATTGGAGATGAGCGCAAACATTAAATCAGCAGTTGCGGGTAGACCAAAACTTTCTGATGTGTCTTCTAGTCCGATATCACTATTGGAATATCCTGATCTGGTTGTTTGTGTGGCAGACATGATAGGCACATTGATTTCAACCGCAAGACCACGCAATTCTTCTGCAATCGCCTTGATATACATGTAAGAGTTGACATTACCATTTGCCTTGAATCGTGATGATGCACAGATATTCAGATAGTCAATAAAAATAATGTCCGGCTTGAAAGACTTCTTGACTGCCAGTTCTTTGATTAGTCCACGAAAATGATTACTATGAGCAGAGGCAGTCGGATACTCTTTGATAACCAAATTTCCTGTTGTGCTCTGTATGATGTTGTCTATCTTGGTATCATACATCTGCTTGGGTAGTTCATGCAAATCATCAATAGAGATGTTCATCAGGTTTGCATCGATACGCTCTGCAATGCGTTCTTCTGCCATCTCTAGTGTGATGTATAGAACACTTTTACCCTGACTCAAACAGTTGGCTGCCATGTGACACATGAACAGAGATTTACCGACACCAGTGCCAGCAAGTGCAATGTTCAGTGTTTTTTGTGGCAAACCACCTTTGGTGATTTTGTTGAAGAACTCCAAATCAAATGGAATCTTCTCCTCTACCTTGTGATAGAACTCATACCGTTCATCAGTGTCAGAAAGGTAATCATGGCCAACCCGATTATCAAAACCAACAGCCAAGGCATCTGTAAGAATACTAGGTATAGCATCTGCGCCTCGTGATTTATCTTTTCCATCAATGATTTTAATGCCGTCAACAATCGCATTATACACCGCCTTATCTTTACAAAACTGCTCAGTTGTTTCCACTAACCAGTCAAAATTTACATCATCGTCTTTCTTTAGACTCTGGACTACTTCTATGACTCTCTTGAAGTCATCTTCATTCAAATCTTTGCGACTGTCCAGCTCAACCTCAATTGAGTTCTTGTTGGGCAGTGCATTATACTTCTCTACAAACTTCTGTATCTCTTCAAACAATATGCGCTCAGTCCTATCAGAGAAATAATCACCTTTGATGAAAGGTAATACTTTACGTGCATATTGTTCATTGTGTATTAGGTTTGCGAGTGCTGTCTGTTCAATTGTTGTCATTCAGTGTCCTTTTTGTCTATGATATCAACCAAAATGTCACCAATCAGATTCTTAAAGTCATCTCTAAAATACTCTTTTTTGTGACCATTACTATCTACTATATCATATTCAAATTGGAAATTCAAGGTGCCGTTAGGATTTTCTTCTTCTGCAACACTCACTCGGCCATAGTTGTATATCACACCTTGATATCGTCCAGCCTCTGGTGTTAGTCCAATGAATGTTTGATCCTCATACTCATTCTCACCAACCTTTCTCATTACGAATTTATACTTTTCACCAATGTCAGATACCATTAATATACCACTCCAAATAATGCTCCTCGTTCAAAATCACATAACCATCTGAATCACCATACGTCTTGATATGGCAATATATTTCTTTGGGGGCGTGTTGATTAACTTTCTCTGCCCACCAGTCAACGGGTTTTCTTGTCACATGAGCATTTGAACCATCACTCAGAATTGCACTGGATTCATTGTTTGCAATACCAAGATACACAAACCGTTCAGCCCGTGAGAATATCTGTTCAATAACCTCTGGCAGTTGTTCTTCGGGTACGTGTTCCAACACATCAGTAGATAGCACGCCGTGAAATGTGCCTGATGGTAACTCTGAATACTCTGGTATAGCAGGGTCATAAAGGGTCGGCATTGGCCAATGCCAATCATTTTCTGTGTAGATTTCTGCTTTGCCGCAACCAAAATCAAGCAGTGTTTCTGCCACTGTGTCTTTAATCAAATCATCTATGTGTAAATGGTGAAACTTCAAAGCGCCACCATTACCGTAATCATTTATATCTCTATGGAATTTTTTATATTCCTCAATCCACCAATTACTCATCTTCTTTACAAATTTCCTCACCTTTAAAAAATCTATGTAATCTACAATCCTTGTCATTTATTGCTGACAGAACATTATCAATAAATCCTTTTCCTGTGGTTACACTGGCAGCAGTATCAGCACCAGTATAAATCATTGTTGCAGTTGTAGAACAGCCACTAACGGCGACTATTAATATACCGGTTAACAGTATTTTCATTTATCAGTTCCGGGTTTCTTTTTACTAGTTCAGTGTAATTATCAAGATGCTCTTGGATTATGGCATCCTTTGACTGTCCATGATAATTGACCGCATAGTTGTTTTCAATTAGAAACTCATTGATAGTTGTTTCTCTATCTTGTTTTGGGTCGAATATGATAAACTTACCAAGAGTTCTACCAAATTTGCCTGCTTTGTCTTTAAGTGTCTCTAGAGTCTGTCTTGAGCCCACTGGTAAAAAACTCTCTACAACTCTTGAGGCCTCTTTACCAAAGACCTTCTCTATATGATCTCTTGTTCTACTCTCTGGTGTATCGACACCATGTAGACGCACACGCTCATTTAGTTTCCAAATATCAAAACCCAAATCAATATCTACATCAACTGTGTCACCATCAACAACTTTTCTGATTATGCAACTATATCGATACACCGTTTTCTCCTAGAATCCTATGCTCTCACCACAGCCACATGTTGTCTTCACATTCGGATTGTTTACCACAAATGATTGCGAAAAGACATCGTTTTTAAAGTCCAAAGTAGAGCCTTCCAAATAAGTCATACTAAAAGGGTCTACCACCACTTTATTTCCTATGTGTATGTCATCTTCTTCAACAGCTGTTATGTCAAAGTTATACTTGAAACCAGTGCAACCGCCGCCTTGTATCTCTATGCGAAATACCGAATCAAAGGTAAGCATATCATCTATTCTTTTTTGTGCAGTTTCTGTTACGTTCATTTTTGTGCCAACTTATAAACAGTAATAGTTATTATATCAAAAAAGGACGTGATTTGTCAATAGATTTCTAGTTTACCCACAACCACCGGCTGAACCACAACCACCACACATTCCACTACCACCAGTGCTCTCAAATACATTATGGAATATGAAAGTGTTGCCAGATGGTTTTATTTCGTAGTCAATCTTAGCACCACGAAGATAATTCAGTGCAAATATGTCGATGTATATATCAAAAGTGTCCTCCGACTTAACCACATCAAATTCTGTGCGACGGTCAGTGAAGGTCATACCATATGTCATACCACCACAACCACCACCAGTGACATAAACTCGCACTGCTTCAATATTTTCATCTTTAACATCTTTCCACACCTCTGCAAATTTTGTTTTTGCTGATGGAGTCAATGCCAGTTCTGAATCAGAAATTTGATATTTGAATTCTGGTGTCATTGGTTAAAACCCTTTTGGTTTTCTTGTGACACCCCTACGTTTCATTTCCATATCAACCCACTGTTTCGCACTGTGGTTTCTGACCTTCTTACCAAGCATCTTACGAACTCTTTTGAAAACAGAAGTCAGCACATCTTCTTCTGCATCGTTGTTATCTACAACGATGAAATTGCCCTTGAAGAAATTTTGAAACTTACCGATATTGTTTTGCACTTCGTTCCAAGACTTGACCACTAATGGCTCAGGAACAGTTCTAGCTCTCTTCTTATTTCTTTCAAGTGCAACATCAAGAGAAGTGTTCACAAATAACATATGTGTGTCATAACCAAGCTCTTGAAGAGACGCAGCTTGTCTTGTGAGTTTTTCATAGTCCTTACCTGTGCCGTCAATGATAAGCCCAATGCGACCTTCTAGGTAATTCTCTTGTCGTGCTTTAGTGATTGATTTTGCTCTGGCCCGAGCAACATCTCTTTCTGCTTCTTCTTCCGGCGGCATCTTCAAAGACAACCCTGCTTTGGTAAGCAGGGATTCAAATGCATCATCGGAGTTTACAGTTTTAAGACCGGAACCACCAAGAGTTTTTCCAGCGACATAAGACTTTCCACTGCCTGGTCCACCAGCAAGAAAGAACGCTTTAAATATGTCTGGGTCGTTGAGGCCCTCTCGTAGTTCGTGAAATGTTTTCATTACGTGCTCTCCCTATTAACTCTAATTCATATTTATAAGTTTTCGAAATTGGTTCGATTTCCTCTATCCTCCTTTCTTGTTTCTGAAAGTTCTGCATTTTTAAAAGTCGGTTACGTGATTTTTTCATTTTTTCTTCCTTATGAAGTGATAGTTTGTGTTTTGAGTTAATAGGTTTTTTTATGATTTATCTCCTTTATGCTGAATATTTTTTACTAGTGAGGTATTCTTTTAGAGATCCTACGGTGATAGGTCCACCACCAGCAGAACGATATGATTTGTTAATTCTCCATGCTTCTGAACCCACTTTATAAACAACTGTATCATCTGATCTGTGTGCATAACCCGGCGCGGCACCATACACAGATAAAGAGCCAACTCCACCGCCTCTATAGCTGCGTAAATAATCACTGTATACATCAACTTGTTGAGCAGGAGTCATTCTTCCTATTTCCTCTACTGATGTACCAAGACCTTTTGCTGTGCCTCTCGTAAATTGAAACAATCCTACCGTGCCGGAGGCCTTGTTGCGTATCGTATGATCACCACGACTTTCCCCATAAATCACACGATAAAATTCTGCCTTTTCAACTTGTGGACGTTTTGCCTTGAGTCTTTTCCATGCCGCTTGAAACTCAGGATCATTTTCAAACTTCTCAATCATCGCTTTTTGACTTTTAGATGGAGTGCCGGCTACAAAGGTACTACTTCTATTTTCACGTATCTGTGCGGCCGTGCGTGAATCACTAGTGGTTTGTTCAGGATTGCCTTGTCGGACAGACCTAGGCTCTTCATTGACGCCACTAGGCAATGGACTTTCCATAGAGTCCTTCATCACTGTCATTTGCATTTCATGTTTGCTACCAGCAAGTTTAAAGGTGTGTTCTATCTTTGTGACCAGAAAATTTCCCCTAAAATACCGATCTTTAGAATCTCTTTTTGCTTCCCTGTTTATTAATGGACTTCTAAGATTCACGATAACGATATCACCGGCCCCAACTTTGGTGGTTCCATTGACACGTAAATTCAGACCTATGCCCGAATGAAGATTCACCATAAATGAACGTCTACGTTGCAGCCACTCATTTGTTTTGATTGGTTCATAAGACAAAGAACCATCATCAGGTTGGTGCAAGGTATCTTTTTCATCGCTTGTTGCTGTAAAAGATAGAAAATCTACAGGAACCGAATCTGAAATTCTTTTATTTTC